GCTATAAATGAATATTGTAATCCTTGTCCAAACGCATTTGGATCAACTTGTGTTCCACTACTTGTTTGTTGAAAAGTTAAAGAAGGTATTTGTTGTGTAGGTTGTTGTGTTTGATTATATAAACCATAAAGATCATATCCAGATTTTGCAAGATTAAGTGCACTATCTAATCCTTCAATTCCTGTTTTTATAAAACCTCCCTGATACCCGCCGCCAGGTATTGTTCCTGGTAATAAAGATGAACCTGCTAGGGAAGATCCAATTGCTCCAAGACTACCTAGTCCTGCACCAACCCCACCTAAACCAGCTCCTGTTGTTCCAAGTGATCCTAATGCGGCAACTTCCGGAGCAATAAGTCCTGCTCCTAATCCACCAGCACCAGCACCCGCAGCACCAGCTCCTGCTGCATAAGGCACTCCATAATAAAGAGCTATTGCAGTTGCAATCTCTGGTCCAAAATCTTCTACTACATCACCAGCGAAATCTACAACTCCACCAGCTACATCTCCTACGAAATCGGCAGCACCTCCTAATACATCTCCAACTGAATCCACTACGCCACCCATTATTTATAATGCTCCTTAGTCAATGTTTTTGTTATTTTATAAACTTTTCCATCATCTGATATACGTAACCAATTAACAGATCTGTTTGTTCCTAATAAATTTGTATAATATTGTTTAATCCAAGACATAACTTTTTTAAGATTTTTAACACAAATAATATCAAAGTGCCATACATTATCACCACTTTTCCAATCGTTGGGATTTAATTTACCTGTTAAAATGAATTGTTTTTCAGCGTTTTTATCTAGAAAAGCCCAGTTGGTAAATGCAATCACTTCTTCTCCTTGTTTATGTATTTTGTATTGATTTAATTCATAAGAAGGTAGAATGTGAAATAACAAATCTTTATCTGTGTACTTATTATAGCGATCAAATTGTCGGTATAAAGATAAGATAGTTTTTAAATCATCTAACATCTTTGAGGCAGGCATATTAATCCTGAAAACAGTAGACTTTACTTGATTTTATTGGAATCGTCAATCTTTCTTGAATTGATTAATTCATCTTTAAAACGACCTGAAAATTGATATTCTCCAATGTGAGTTATATATCTACCTATATAACAATAACATTTTCCACCAATATCAGTCCATTTTTTACAAAATCCAAAATCTTCTCCATAGTATTTTTTAGTTTCTAAATCATGATAAGTATCAAAAAAATTCCATAGATTATCTTTTTCTTTTGCTTCTCCATTTAATATAGTTGGCTGACTTATTTTTAAATGAGGATAAGCTTTAATCATTTTATCAAACACTTGTCTTTTAATTAACATACATCCTGTTGGAGCATGTGTCACTTCCATTAAATTATCTTTAACGGTTATGTTATCTTGATCTTTTACTTTTATTGGATAAGTGTATCCGGTATTAGATAGTTCTCTTGAATCCTTAATATCATTTCTAAATTTATATATTCTATCCCAGTTTAATGTTTTCATAGGATAAGGTATAGCTATAACTTCTTTATCATATTCTAACATTTCAAATATACTTTCAGGAGTAAAATCAATGTCAGCATCTATAAATAAAAGATGAGAATATTTATGTTCTTCATTTAAAAAATTAGCTACACATAAATTTCTACCTTGTGTAACTAAAGATGATTTTAATAATAAAAAACTAACTAAAATATTTTTTTTCATACATGCTATCTGAAATTCTAATAATGCTTGTGTATAATGAATTGAACATTCACTATGAACTGGTGTACAAACTAAAATAGAAATTTCATTATCTTGCTTAGTTTCTTTTATTTCAGGTTTTTTAAACCAAATAGGTTTACTTGCGTCTTGCATTGATTGCTCCTTTTAAAAAAGTTGTCCATGCATAACCAATCTTATTCCAGTTATAGAATCTATTTGTATAATCTATTTGCATATCTAAATGTTGTCTAATGGCCGGATGATCTAAAGTTTCCGCTGCATGCTCAATGGCATAAGCAAACTTATGCGCTAAACTTGTAAATGATTTCTCGTATGGAACGTATGTTATAAACTCTGCTCCTGTTTCATATAAAGCACCATAATCTGTTGTAATACAATAAAGACCAGCTGCCATTGCTTCTAGCGCTGATATACAAAATGTTTCTTCCCAAATACTTGGAAAAGCAAAGATATGATATTTATGTAAATTCTCTCTTATATATTCATGAGGTTTGTAACCAATATAATTTACATTAGGTAATGCTTTAGCTTGTTCATATAATTCTTGATATGCAGAATCGTTATTTTGTTTAAAGGAATCTCCATAGACTTCGGTTGAAGAATAAACATCTAAACTAATAAGTGGATTTTTAACAAGTTGCATTGCAGCCAATATTACATTTAAACCTCTCCATGGAGTTGGATGAAATATAAGTTTAATTGGTTCTCCTTTTACATGTCTAGTTCTTGGAACAATTGGAAGTACTCCATTTTTTATAACAATGCATTTTTCAGTAGGGACATCAAAGTAATATCTAAATTTTTCATAGTTCCAATGTGAATTAAATACATACCAATCATATTTTGAATGGTTGGATTTATCTTGGAACCATGGCGCTAAATTAGGTTGGTCATAAGAATTTTTTTGCCAAAGAATATTTACTTTATTTGGATCTAATGGAACTTTACCAGGAATTGAAGTACATATTTGTACTTGATCAAGCAAATCTTTACTTACATGTTTTTCTAAAAATTCAAACTGTAGTTCTGTACCACCTCTAGGTTTCATTTTTCACTCATAAATTTCTTAAATACTTCTAATCCTTTATTAGTAACTTTAACTACAACATCCCGACTTATGTCTTTTGGATCAACATTTGCAGCTTTTAGTTCTTCTTCGTTTTTATAAACTTGCCCTGTCTTTTTATTCTTTATTATTGTTACTGTTTCAGTTTCAATATTATATTCTTTATTGGCCATTCTGATCGTCTCTATTTATTTCTAGTATTGCTAGTGTAGCACTTATACCAGAAACATTAGAACTTTCAAGTCTTATGGTATCATTCTCTTCTAAAATAACAGGTCCTTTTGCAATGTTACAAATGGTAGGTCCTGATATTGAAGCATAAGCTATTTGAAAAACTGTGGAAACAGAATCATCATTAATAGATGCTTTTAATATTTTAGATCCAGATTCATTAGTTACTTGTATATTTTGAATGATTGCATTTGCATTAGATGGACATGTATATACAGTTACAGCTGTTGTTACTGTTGGATCATAGAATGCGTTTTTATAAAAATTTGCCATGTTATACCGTTAAATCATAAAATGATATTGATCCTACAGCATCTCCTGTAGTCGCACCAGATATTACTCTAATGCCTAATGTAAATGTATCAGATACTCCAGCAAGTGAAGTTCCTAATTGAAATGCAAAGTTATATCCTGTTGGTGCTGCTAATATTGCTCTTCCTTGAGCTGAAGAAGTCACATAATCATTTTGATAAATACCATCAACAGAAGTTGTCATTGCTGTTGCAGTTACATCATATTCAACGTTACTTGATAAAGAAGTCCACGATGCTCCAGTTAAGGTAGAATTTTTCATGATACATACTTCATAACTTTGATTTGTTGTAGGTAATACAATAATTCTATTTAATAATACAACTGCTCCAGCAGATGTAGATTTTAATCTAATAGATACTAATGGTAAAAATGTTGTACTTATTGTGCCAAGTAAAGTAGTTCTTCTTGCAATAGTATCTTGAACTGTTTGTTGATAACCACCTTCTGAAATAACAGTAGAACAAATTTGTTTTAATGTAGATGAACTTGCTGTTGTATCTGTATTTTCAATTTCATATCTAACCGGAAGTATAGCGGTTTCCATATATACTTTTGTTTTTCCAGTTTGGTTTGCACATTGAAAAGTATGACAAATTATAAATTGACCATTAATAACAAATCCACATCTAACATTACCAACACCTAACCATTCAATATCTGACCAAAATATTTGAACTGTTTCTAAATTTAAATCATAACCACTTGGTCCTGTTCCATCTAATTTATCTCCATTCCAACTAGATTGAGATGCACTATTTGTATTTACAGGAGATCCAGATGTATTTGTTCTAACTACAAATGATGGTTCTGATGTCCCATTTTGTTCTAGGTAAATTCCATTATTCTCATCAAAATAACCTACACGTTGTCTTAAATTTGCTTTAGCAACATTCATACAAAATGTTGTAAGAATTAATAAACTTTTACCAGGTTGATATGGCATTCTTCTAAATGTTTGTCTTACAGTTTTACCACCGGATACTGTACCTACATTCATATTTACTGAAGATTCATTTGTTGCAAACGTAACAGAAGACCCAACTCCAGATGTTGAAGAACTAAATTGATCGTCTTCTGCGTATCTATTTTGAGAATCAAATAATGTAAAAGGTTCAGATACTCTTAATCTTCCAAACGCATCAAGATTAGCTCCACCAAAAGTAATTAGTTGACCTTGTCCAATATTTACATTATTGCAACTCATTAGCAGCCAAACCTCATATTAAACCAGTTAAATCTTTGAAGTTCTTGTTTTAAGTCTTCTTGAAAAGAAAAGTTTAATTGATCTTTTAAAGTCTCCAATGCTTGCAGAACTTGTCTTTGATTATCTGGTGAATATTCTTGACTTGGTTCTGGTATATATGTTGTAATTTTTGCCATATTCTAACGACGACCGTCTGGTTGAATATCTACTCTAAATAATCCATATCTCCAATTTTCATTTATGGATTCATTTTCAACTTTAATACTCATTAATCTATTTCTTGCTCTTGTATCTATTTTAGTTGTAGATGAAGTCACTGTATAAGGTCCTAACATCTGACTATTTTGTATTTGAGATGGATAATCTCTTAACAATAAAGTTATTTTAGCATTTCCTGTAAGGATTTTAAAGTCTGGAATAAATCTATTTATTTTCATTAAATACTGACCATCTCCTTCAATGTCTAAATCAAAATCACCTGATTTAATAAAGGCTGGAATAGCAGCAGTTGTTTGTGTTCCACTTACACCTAAACTTACATCATTAACCCCTGTTTCATGTTCATAAAGTATGGATGCACCATTTAAGTTTGTAACTCCATTAATCACTGGAAATGTTGGCACCATAGTAGAATCATATTTAGTTGCATAAGGTAATTCAAAAACATCAGAATCTGCATAAGCAGTTCTTGATAATGACATAGTTGTCCAAGTGTTTTCTAAATAATTATATACAACTGATCGATCTATTTGAGTTGAATTTGCTTTTGGATAAAACCACATGACTTCATTAAACAAACTATTGTGAGAACCATAAACAATATCTGCTGCATCAAAATTAATTCCTAAATTATCTCCACCCGTTGTAAATACATAGTCTTCAACTAATGATGGTAATTGTTTAACGGTACCATCATAGACAAAAAATCCACCAGAATTACCCATCCAAAATATAGCACCTTGAGCAAATATAATTGAGTTTTGTCCAATACATCCACAGTTTGTTCCAACTTGTCTAACTGAGAACACAAAAGGAGGTCCTACAAATTGAATAACATAGGCCGCAGTATTTGTTAGTACGAAAATATAATCTTTACCTTGAATAGCTCCTACAATGTAATTTCCTGTATCCAGTCTAAAAGTACCCGCAGTATTTGTTGCAGTTGGATTCCAAGTATTATAATCCTCTTGGTTTGAAAATCTTATAAACATTGGATCTTGTGTAGTTGGATCGCCAATAGTTGTTTCTGTTCCAAGTGCAAATAAATGTCTATCTCTGTCAGAGACAATGGTCATAATAGATTTAGTTGGAGCATTTGCAATAACCGTGGCTCTAGTTGAAAGAGCGCTTACTGCACCAGGATTCCATGAAAACGTTTTACCATTTCTAACAGTTGCAATTAATATTTGTCCAAAATTATCAAAAGACCAAAGTCCAGGAGTAAGAGATGTAACTGCACTTGTTGTAGGAGATCCCCAGCCCGTGCCGCCCACATAAGAACCCCAGACGCCTGTTCCCCAGCCATAGCCAATAGTTTGATAGGCAGGACCAATGGTTATATAAGGAGTAGTTG